TTAATATACAAACCATGCGTTTCAGAGTAGTTACCGCCAGTTGCAGTTTGGATAACCATCGCTGGATAGTTCGTAGCAGTGTCAACTTCTAAGTATACTGATCCATAACTGTTACCAGCACCTTTACTTTTTACATGTAATTTAGTTAATGGGCTGCTCGTCCCAATGCCCACCGATCCTGTCGATGTGATGCGCATACGTTCAGAGCCAGCCGTTGAAAACTGAATGTTTGTAGCACCTGCTGTACCTGTATTTTCAATACTCAGCGTGTCTGTAATTGCATCATTACTTATGTGAGCTTGCTGACCAACTTGCAGATTGGTTTTATATGTTGATGGAAACGTTGATATTAACTTGTGATAGGCCGTTCCCCCATCCACAGTCAGCCCATCGCTGGTGATTGTGCCATCAACGTTGAGACTTGTGTCGAACTGTCCAGTATCTGCACTCAGCTCCCCACCAATAGTAGCATTACCCGTAACACTGGCAGCAGTGGTACTAAGCAATACTGCTTTTGAACCTAAATAACCTGCCATTATGTTTGCTCCAATACACTCAGAATAACGTCTGCTGAAGATGCAGTATCACTTGTGACAACCACTGTGTCTGTGGTTTCTAGGATGATCTTACCGTCTAGTACCGATAAACCTGATCCTGCTGGAATAGGTGCATCTTTAACCACGTAGACTCCTGCACATTGTACATCTACTAAAATCTGTGCTGCTGTAGTATTAGCTACAGTTAAGCCAATAGTAACTGCAGTTGTAGAGGAAGGAACTGTGTAGACCGTAGTAGCACTAGTTCCTACGCTTGCTGATGTATAGTTTTTAAAAGTATTTGCCATGTTGTTATCCTAGTGCTATAGCTAGAGCCAGTGCTTCACCAGCGGGATCAAAAGCAGTAGAGTCTAATCCGTCTAGTGTATCAGCATCTACATTCAAAGCATCTACATAACTTTTAGTTACACGAGTATCTATTGCTGTGTTTGCTCTGGCTGTAGTATAATATAAGTTAGTACCTTCTGCAAGGTCACCTGTATCTTTTGTAGCTAATCGAGTGTCGAAGTCTGTGTTAGCTCTGGTGGTAGTGTAGTAAAGGTTTGTACCTTCAGTTAAGTCTGTAGTACTCTTAGCACTAAATGCTGTGTCAAACCTAGCTGATGTATAGTAGAGGTTAGTACCCTCAGTTAGATCAGTAGTAGTCTTACCCGAAAATGCAGTATCAAAACGTGCAGTGGTATAGTATAGGTTACTACCTTCTGCTAAGTCATCTGTGTCATGATTGCTAAGAGAAGAGACTGTACCTGTAACATTACCTACGATGTCAGTAGCTAAGTCTTTGTTCATAGCCCAGCGGTCATTAGCTGAGTCGTATGTAAAGGTAGCTGATGCACCGTCTACTGTAATACCTGCACCGTTAGCTGCTGCTGCATTTGCTGCACCTGATGCTAAGGTAAGGTTGAGGTCATCTACAGAAACTGTAGTAGAGTTAATAGTGGTTGTAGTACCGTCTACCTGTAAATTACCTGCAACAACTAGTGTACCTGTATTGTCACCGTGTGCTGCTGGGTCAATAGTAAATGTAGCGGGACCACGTAGATACCCGCTAGTAGTAATATTACCAATGCTTAGATCATCATTAGCATCTAGTGCCACTGCTTTTTCAGCAGGTAATGTGATAAAGATGTCTTTAGTACCAGCAGTGAAACTAACTGCTGAACCACTGTTGCTACTTTCTAGTACAGTAGTTCTAGCAATAGTTCCTGCCGTACTATTGTAAGTACCTAGCCCTACTTCCCACTCATCAGCATTTCTATGAGAGATGGCATAGTAAGTTGTGTCTGAGTTAGAGAGTACAGCACCAAAGGTTTGAAACCCTTCTACTGCACCAGCAAGTGTTACGTCACCAGTACCTGTAGTTGTGGTAGTCTCTTTTACTCTATCTTTTAGGAGTAGGGCCATAGGTATAAACCTTATGCAATACGGACAATAGCGTTAGATGCGTCTGCTGTTGGAAGCTCAATAGTAAAGTCACCGTTGGTAGAAGTCTTAGTACCACCAAAGTCAATAACTGCTATAGCTGCATTTGATTGAGATGCGTTATAGATGATACAACCATCTGCTGAAACTGTAGCTGATGACCAAGTTGTATCTGCAAAGTCTACAGTAGCAGTAGAGCCATCAAGAGCAATAACAGGACTAGTTAGTGTGTTACCACCAGTAGTGTAGTTAGTGCCTGTAGCCTCATCAGAGTTTACTGTAACGTTGCTATAATTAGTAGTAGCTGCACCATAAGTACCTACTGGGGTATCTTTAATAAGTGCAATCTTAATTGTATCTGTATCCAGATCGTGAACACCCCCAAGTAGTTCTTGCTTGAAGCTGTTGCACATTGCCGTTGTAATAGCCATAGGGAATGTCCTTATTTAAGTAAGCACAAAGGGGCCAGTACTTGACCAGCCCCTTTATTGGTTAGATTATGCTAGGTTATAGCGTGCATTCACCAACGCTTCTGGGCGTAGGATCTTGCGACCGTATAGATGCATACCACGAACGATGTCCGCAAATGAATCTGGGTCACGGTATGTTTCTGTTTTGTTGATCTGCTCGGCAGTAGCAACTGCAGAGTCATGACCAGCAACAATCACACCATAGTTAGTTGACTGTGCTGCAGTACCTGTTGTACCTGCACCTGTACCAACTGATGGTAGGTTGTTTGAAACATATACACGGAAACCGTTCCAGTTGTTTAGAACCAAACCGTTGCGTAGTGAACCAGAGTCACCGAAGTCTGCGTTCAACAGACGTGAATCTTCGTCCATCAACACTTCCATCATCACTGGGTCAATTACAACCCAACGACCTGCTTTGTCAACATTCTGTTGATCTAGCAAACGGCCCATACGTGCAATCAACATTGTTGGTGACACATATGCTGTTGGTAGTGCTGTTGCACCTGGTAGACGAGCAGCAACTGGGATAGAGTCACCAGCAGTACCGACAGTTGTGATGTTACCGAAATCGGTCATATCCAACTTGTTACCGCCTAGTAGTTCGTCTGAACCAGCAGATGAGTTTGCTTTAGTACCGTTCACAGTTGTGTTTACTGTGTCAGCATTACCGTGTAGAGCAGACTGTGAGTAACCTGACAAGTAGCCAAGAACTTCTTGGTCATGTTGGTCAGCCAAGCGATATGCTGCACGGTTGGTAGCAAGATCCATGAAGTTCACATGTGAGTGAGCTTCTTCGATATCGTCCATCTTGAAGGCGAAATAGTTTGCCTTGTCAACGACTAGCGAGAAATCGTCATCCTGCAAATCTTGTGCTGTGACTGTTGTGCCACGAGCATATGCAGAAACTGAAATCTCAGGTTCTTTGATGATTTTCACTGTATCACCTTGGTTGGCGATCTCTCCGAAATAATCAGAGTTAGTGATATCTCCAACAACAGTAGACTTGCGGAAAGCAAGTTGTACTTTTTTGGAATAAATTACGGGAGAAAAGTTCCCGTTTGGCAGGTTAGTGTAACCTGACGCTACTGCAAAAGCCATGATTAAATCCTCCATGATATTTGGCTTAACAAAGCTAAACACCTATAAAGAGGCTGTTCCTTTTCTAGGGTGCAGATGGATTACAGTTGCGCTACCGTATACCTACTGGGCCTATACTTAAACAGGTAGTTCTTTTTAGTTTTAGACTTTTTTGATGAATTAGGTTGAGACAAAAGGTAGTCATAAAGAGGCTTTTGTCTCTGTGCCTATAGTTATACTGTTGATTAAAGTATTGTCAACAGGTTTTATCTAGCATTGCCAGATACATCGTAAACAAATTTACCCGAACGGATAGCTTTGTTGATTTCCTCAGATCTAGCTTCAAACTCTTTCGCAGACATTTTAGCTACTTCTGATTCACGAATTACGTCATTAACATCATCTACATCTACGTCTGTCTTAGTACGTCGAGTAATTGTAGATGCTGCCTCTTTGGCCTTCTCTTTCTTTGCAGTCTTAGTAAGGCCTTTATCTACTTTGTACAAGTCAATGACACGTACTACTGATGCAGGATCGTCTGCATTTTCATAGAGTGCATCTTGTACCCACTTAGGCTGTTCTTCAGCCCAGTTATGAAACTCATCGGAAGCTCGAAGATCATCAAAGTCTTCATGAGCTTTACGGATTTGATTCTCCGCTTTTACTCGTTGTGCTTCTGTTTGTGCCTGATCTAACTCTTTCAGTCTAGCATCAGCTTTGCTAAACATTTCTTGAGCTTTCTTAGCAGCAATAGTTTCTACGATACCTGCTACGTCAGGATATTCTTTTGCCCACTCTTCAATATCTTCATCAGACTTGGGAGGAACAATAGAATCCTTTTTCATGCGTTTTTCAAAGGCTTCGAACTTTTCGTTCCATTCCTTTTCTTTTTCTTGCATATGGCGTCTTAGATCACCATATCGTTTTTTAAAAGATTTTTCTTCTGGAGATAACGTTGCCTCTTCAACTTCTGAATCGGCCTCTTGCGTTTCAACGACTTCTTCTTCTTGGGGTTCATCTTCTTCGGTAGATTCTCCTCGTTGAGCAGCTTCAAGTTTTTTAATCTCCTCTTCTTCCTCTTCTAAACGCTTACGTTTTCTTTCGTAGTTATAACCTCGATCAACAAATCCTGCTGTCTTTGGTGCTTCTGCTACTGTTAGTTCAGGCATTATATTCTCCTTATGTTGGGGCCAGCTTTTAGCTGGGTAGCCTTATTTCTTACCTGCGAGTCCGCCTTTTTTGTATTGGCGTTTTGTTTTATTTTTAGGTTTGCTGGCCATCAAGCCGCCTTTATTCATTGGTCCTGCATAATCTGTACCGCCTATACCAGCACCAACTTCTGAACCTGCGGTCATCTGAGATCCAGATAACTGTGCTGCAACGTTAGTGGGAACACCTGCTTGTCTAGCGGCTGACATTTGTTTTGCTTTTGTAGAACTGGATGATGGTCCTGCTGACCCTACACCTGCTGGTGGTGGGGTATAAGAATCCTTATTAGAAGATATTTGTTGAGTCGCTGCAATAGCATCTCTTGCAGCTTGTACTCTTGCAGCTTCTTGGGCCTCAGCGGCGGCTTTTGCTGCAGCAACTCTCTTAGCTTCTTCTCTTGCAGCAGATTCATCTATAAGTTTTTTTCTTTCAGGGCTAATAGAACCTGCAATTAAGTTTCGTTTAGTTGGGTCGTTAGCTAACCCTGCAATAAAC